GTTTTTTTTTTTAAGAGTTGAGAACACCCTACGGTGGAAAACTCAACGACGCAAGGTCGGGGCACCAGTATCTCCCACACCGGGTCCTTAAAGGGGACCAAGCTACCGTGGTTCACTACACAATCTCGTGCATGAAAGCGTAGTATCGTTCATCACTGAAGATGCAAGGCACGTCATCTTCAATGAGCCGTCGACAAAGATAGTCCATATCGTAGAGACCGATGTCATACTTGGCCATAACCACTTCCAAGAACTCGTCATCTGAGAGTACCAATGGGTCATTAAGTGCAGCTTGTAAAACGTCACTAGTACCCGTGACGTCCTGGCGAGAAAACCAAGTTAAATCGTGCAGTTTAATGTCCCGTATGGACACTCCAGTGGATTTGAACCGACGAATGAAGTGGTCACGAAGGTAGGCAACGTGACGAAACTCATAAGCGTAGGAAAGGGACTTCCCGGCCATGTACTGCGCATCACTGACATCTTGATTCCGATTAGCTCTTGCATTGAAGCGGCAAAGAGCCTTGCCAATGAGGGGTACCATGGCGTTCTCAGTCCCTTTAGGAACAAAAAACCGAGAGAGAAACGTGAGATCGCAATAGAACCGACGCTCGTTGCCCTTAAGGATCATACATGCATCAGAACAATGGGACACCCAACGATTGAGTTTAATTCCCTCTGGGCCTACGCCCGCAGCTATATCGTCACCTAGCACGGCTACCTTAGAGCCACGAACACCTTCAGACATACAAAAACTATACCAAAGACACAGATTCCATACGGTGTTTCGTCCGGTCGTGTCAGTAGCACCGGTGGCCAATTGATAATGAATGGTGGCTGACAACCCGTACTCAAACGAAACAACATCAAATGACTTTGATAGCTTGTGGTATAAGTGGCAAAACCATGCGGGTGCTCCACTAACTCGCAACCAGTAGGCAAAAATCTCGTGAACATCCCTGACTTGACTCTTATCGTTTGCGCTGAAATCGCCCTCATAATACCGGGAAGGACCGTCACTGAGGAAACTAGCAATGGCGGTGTCCTTCTTGGCATAGGCGAAACAAACCTCAACTGCAGGGGACGAGAACTCATCTAACGCGTAACATAAACGTTTGTTAAATTCATCCATTAAAGGTCCTGTGACGACGTTGTACTCGTCAGAACCTACATAAATGATACGCGGAGCCCAGGATGGATCATTGCGTTTTAAGAGTACTTCACCTTTAACCATTAGAGACTTGGTTGAAAGAGTGCGCAGATCACAATCATGAATTCTTAATAACGCAGCAGACATTCTATCTTGTTTTTCAGTTGGGAACTTCGAAACCCAACGATTATAGATGTCTTGCGTCCAATTAAACGGTTCAGAATTCGGGAAGACGAGGCGAGCTAATTGAAAAGCTCGCTTCCTAATACTGGGAGCAATACGTTGGCTACTGAAGAAGTTGCAGCGCTTATTAAAGGCTGCCAACATCGATGACATATCATTGCCTGTAACCACCGGTACTTGTTGAGAGAGTAACGGGCCCAATTGATCAACAGGTGCGTAGACGGG